CGATAAATGTTACACGAAAACGATATTGTAGTTTTGGCATAATTGTTGTGGTGTTACCTGCATTATCTGGTACACCAAGTGTTGTTAAAACTGCCATAATTAATTCTCCTCTAATACTGGCTCTGTATGTATATTTATATATTTTTGACAAAAAAAATGGACGCCCAAAAGCGTCCATTAAGTATTAAGTTAATTTTTTTATTATATTTGTGCTGAAAGTGTGCCTGTATTTACAATTCTAATTGGAATGTAAATAAATTCTGCAACTTTAGCTGGTTCGATCGCAACATCAATGTATAGTTCGTTACGATCAATTCTTGCTGGTGTGTTGTTTGTTTCATCACATACAACTGCAAAGTCATAAATGCCTCTGCGGCTTAGAATATCTGCTAAGAAACGTTCAAACACTAGTTTTGCTCTATCACGTGTTTGTTGGTCATTGATCTCAAACAAGAATGGGCGAGCAATATGATCAAAACGCTCACGTAAGTAAGCAACTAAACGTGCTACGTTTACACGATCTAATGCACTATCAAATGTATGCAGTGTTTTCTGACCAAATACAACTGTACCTTGTCCAACAAATGTTGTGATTGGGTTTAGTTTATTGTCATACATTGCATCACGCTGTCCTTGTGTAAGTGCAACTGCTTTATATTCGCCTTCGTCTGTAATATAACCAACACTTGATGCGTTTTGTACAACACCACGTGTTAAGCCTGCTGGTGCAAACCACTGGAATGATACGTTGTCATTATATGCATATGTGTATAGTGCCATATGTGAAGGAGGAACAACAACTGTTTTACCGTTTACTGGTTCAGTTCCTGCGCCTGCCGGATAGTATGCTGCACTATATGTGTTGTTTGTTACTAGTCCATCTTCGCCGTTTTCGCTTGCAATTAATTGGTTTTGTACCCAATTTACTGCTTCAGTTGGATTTTTACGCATCGGAGTATCAATAATGATAAATCCTGTTTCGCCTCTGTCACTGTTTAGTGCTACTAGTTCGTCTGTTAATTCAGGGAAATTAGGTGCTGCTAACAATGTAAATGTGTTTGAAGGATCACGTAAATCTTCACCTGTTGCTACTGCTTGCATTTTTGCTGCAATATATTTGTGCTGTGCAAAACGTCCAAATGCGCCTGAGCCGTCTGCATGATTTGCTACTGCGTTTCTCCATGCACCTGCTGTTGCGTCATATTCACGTACTGTGTTTTTACTTTGACCCATGTTAACAACTACCATACCATCCGGGAATACTAGTGGATCTGGACCACCTGTAATAACAGTTGCAGCACCGCCGTTGCTTGTGTCACCTGCTGTATCAGTTACGTTTGCAAATAATACACCACGGTTTGTTGTTTGATCTGTATTATCATGTGATACCCAATCGCCAACTGATGTATTGTATACACGAACATCTGGATATGCTCTTTCGTTTGGTTGATTTGTATCTGCTAATGCTGTATTGATCCAAATATCACCGCCTGCTGGTGCACTTGGTGCATTTGATCCATATGTTACACTTGATGCTGGAACAAAAGTATTGCTAGATACAACATAAATGTCTAGTCCGTTTAATTCATCGTTAAACCATACTTGTCCATCTGTTGCTGTAGCAGTTGGATATGCAACACTTGCTTTTAGTGTACTTAATGCATTTACATCACTGTCTGCATCTAACTCGCTAATTTTAATAATATTACCTGCTGTATCTAAAACAAGTTTACCTTCTTGTGTTGAACTTGCTGTTAATGCAGTACTACTACTACCATTTTGCGGAATGTAACCTGTTACACTTGTACCTGTTCCGACACCTAAAACGTCACGTTGTGTCCATCCTGTTGTTTCATATTCGTAAACAACTAAATCAATACCATTACCTGGAGTTGTTGTTTTGATCCATACATCAACTGGGTTTGAACTTGTAGTTGAAGTAATTGTTGCAACATCAAATGTTAAGTCTGCTGCACCACCTGTTCCAAGATCGCCATCTAGGATTGTAATTGTTTGGCCTACAGTAAAACCACTACCGCCATTATCAACTGTTACAGTTGCGGCACCTGTACCGTCTACAACAATTGTAAATGATGCTGTACCAGATGTTACATTGTATGTACCTGGTGCACGTGAAATATCCGCTGCTCCAATATTATTAACAGTATCAATGATTCCACTTGTTGTGGTTGCACCAACTGCCGCTGGTGTATTGTAGTGTGGAGCAAATGTTGCACTACCTGCAACTGCTACCCACGCAGAACCTGATTCTCTGTAATATTCAATTGTGTTTGATGATGTACTAACTACAACATGGTATCCACCTGTTACGACACTTGCTGTTGGGGCAGTACCTGCTACACCTGATATTACTTCAACACTTGGTATTTTATTGACCCATGTGTCTGTTGTATCATTATATTCATGAATACCATATTTACTTGCATCAGTGTCTAGCCAATGTGTGTTTGTTGTTGACCATGTTGCTACTGGTTCTGTAGTGGCATGATCTAGTTGTGCAAGATCTAAATCTGCACGAACAATGTATGCAGTATTACCTTGGCCTAAATAACTGTATGCAGCCATTAATCCGTATTCACTTGTTTCACTACCTTGAATTACAACATCTGTACTATTTGTTGTAAAAATAGGATTTCCAAAAAATTGTGTTACTTCTCTTTGTGATGTAACACGAACAACTTCTCCTGCATGTGCACTTTTTGTATATTTTGCAATACCATCAGACGCACTTCCTGTAGGATCTGTTTTATTCTCTCTTGTAGCAAGTATAATTAGTGGACTTGTGCCGGCACCTGGAGCGCCGTATGCACTTTCGTCGGTAATTTGTACTTCTACACCTGGGGATACTAAAGCCATTATATTTCTCCTCTGGGTTCGTATTTAATAATACTATTTACCAGAAGAACTATATATCAGGGGGAAAACGGAGGTTAACTACGTAGTTAATTAACTAGCACTATAACTATCAATATGTGAAATAAGTGCATGTACATTAAATTCTAAATCCTCTAACGTACCATTATTACAAATTGTATAATCTGCCATCCATTGTTCAAGACTCATTGAGTTTTTATTTTCAGGTGGCAAATGATCACTACGGTCAACCCATATACAATAGTCAAACACACCAGTGTTGCGCATTGCATGAAATTCTTTTTTGTTACGTAGTCCACAGTAGATATCGTATTCTGCAAACATCTCTCTGCCAAGTGTAGCAGGATCAGGAACATTATAATCACAAATAGCATCATACCATTCTTGTCTATGGTTGTGTCTATCAGCATAACATTCTTCTTCGTTAGCATAGCCGTACTTATCTTTTAAGTTGTCATAGATAAACAACTTACTACAAAATTTACTGCTACTTTCAAAAGTATAACCGTACTTGTCTCGCAAAATTTCGCAGACAGTATCTTTGCCATGTCTACCATGACCAATCACTAACAATTTTAATTTCATAGTTATATTATAATAGGATCAGGACCGTTTGTCAACCGATAATTACTCCAAAACCTGCTTGTCCATCAACAAAAGTTTTAAGTTCATCTTCTAGTTTATCGATTGCTGCTTGAGCATCCATGCGAAGCATATCAGCGTTTAAACTAGTGCCGCCTTGTGGGCCAGCAATAGTGTTAAATTTACCACGTGCTTCTGCTAGCATTAGTTTTGAGTATGCTAGTGCTAGTTCTTTAATCCAGGGCATACTATAAGGATCAGTTAATAGTTCTTCGTCTGATCGTTGAATGTATGCATGTAGATATACAATGTCATCTACTTTTTGCTTGCGGTGTATTAGCAATAATTTAGTTACTGTGTTCCAAGTAAACAACATTTCTTCACCAAATACACGGCTTAGTGCTTCACGATGCTGACTTAAAAAGTCAAACGTAGCAATACCACCTGCTCTACCGCTGTTTAGCAAGTAAGTATTTAGGTATGCTGTTTCAAATGGTTCGATGTCGCCAATACTGCTACTGTTCAGTGCACCAGTTGTACGTCTGTAAATGTCTTTTACTTCAATAACATCATCACCGAGAGTATATTCAGCTTGTTCCTTTAGCAATTGTAGAGGAATAAACTTTTCCTCTACTGCATTTTCACTACGCTGTCTATATCTTTCAAATGCTTTTTTGATTGCAACTTCATAGTGCTCAGGATCGAGTTCTACGTCGACCATTTGCCCGCCTAAACGAAGTTCAATTTCTTTAATTAAGTCATCACGTTTTGCCATACTACTATTTATGTCTACTTAAAGACTTTGAGTATAACAATATCTTCGTTCATTCTACCGTTCATTTTAGTATCGGTAGTTTTTAGATAACCAAACTGAGTTTTTAATTTATGTTTTGTAACTTTCTTCCAATTTGGTAATACTTCGTTAGGTTTACGTACAGTTTTTTGTCTACTGTTATTTTCATCAAAGTACTGAAGTGTAGTTCCTTTAACTTGAATAGTAGCATGTTCGGCTGCATAGTAAATACCTAGTTTACGTGTTTTACAGTTAAACACAACTACGGCTGTTGCACCAACTACATCTGCTGGATTAACACTTGCAATGCCATAATCTGCATCACTTGGCTTAAACTTCATCTTTTTAACAAGATCTTGTGCACTCTTTTGCTTAGGCTTACGAACAGCACGAGTTTGTTTTTTCTCTGCACGAATAATTTCAAGTGCTTGGAATACACGTTGGTAAAAACCGTGTAGTTCTTTTTTCTCTTTTGTACTTAGATGATTATAACCTTCTGCAAGTTGCTGTTCCATTTCGTCTTGTTTTTTTGCAGGAGGTAAATTGATTAGTTCAGTAAGTTCTTCTAGTTCACCTTCGTAAAACTTTTGAATAAAGCGAGCATGTCCTAAGTTAATTTCTAGTTTACGGAACAATTGCAACGGCTGCTTATCTTTAAGAGGATTCTTTTTAGCATCACGCATCCAATCATCGACCCACTGGTCAAGTTCCTCCATCTTATCAATTGTTGCTTCTTCTAGTCGTTCTTGAATACTAGGAATATACTTTGTCTTTTTTACTTTTTCTTCTGCACGTTTGATTTCAACAATTTTGTTGCCTTCTTCAGCAAGTTCTTTGATCCATTTGTCAAGTTTACCAACATAATCTGGATGCATATTGTTAGGAGCACGTTCTTCCATAAATGCTGCAGTAGCATAATGGCTTTTACCACCAACTTTCCAGTCTGGTAATTTGTTAATTGCTGCTACTGTTTTCTTGTCATAGTTTTCTTTAATGTAGGCTTTTACTTTTGTAAGCCATTCTTTGGATTCCATTAAGTAATGAATATGGTATTGTGCTTTGTGCCAACTGTCAGTTGGAACCATATCCCATACTGCTATTCTACGCTTTGCACGTGGTGCTTTCTTTTTAAGTTTAACTCCAGCGGCTTTTGCCATAACACTCTCCTGACTATTCTTACTTATAATAGCATCATTATATGTGTTGTCAACCGATAAATATAAGTGCTATGCCAAGATTAAGTTTATATAAACCGACAAAAACGAATGATTACAACTTTATGGATCGTCAGATTCGTGAACAGTTCTGGGTAGGCGGTACAGGTGTACATGTACACAAGTATGTAGGGCCTGCTGTTGTTCCAACTGATGGAGATCCAAGTACACCAGACTACATAGATGGTAGAGAAATTGATCCACTAAGTGGAGAATTTATCAACATTGACGGCATTATCAACGAAACAAAAATACAAGACTTGCTGTTTATGGAAAACAGAGACCGCAAGTACGATTCAGACATTTACGAACTACGTGGCATTTATAATGTAACCGACAATGACTTTGAACTTACACAGTTTGGTTTATTTTTAAGCAATGATATGTTATACATGTCATTTCACATGAACGAAATGGTAGAAATACTTGGCAGAAAACTATTAGCAGGTGATGTGTTAGAGTTACCACACTTACGTGATGATTTATTACTTAATTCAGATAAAAAAGCAATCAACAAATATTATGTTATCAGTGATGCTAACAGAGGTGCTGAAGGTTTTTCACCTACATGGTATCCTCATATTTGGAGAGTTAAACTAAGTCCGCTAACAGACAGTCAAGAATACAACGATATACTCGGAGATGCAAAAGGCGAAGGAAGTCTCAAAGACGATATCAGTACATATATTACAGAATATAAAATCAATGACGCAGTTGTTGCTAGTGCCGAAGCACAGGACCCAGATGGTACTACAGACAGAGATCATCTATTTGGTTATGATTATGCAACAAGCGGCGGTATTGTAAACAAAGACATCACATATAATCACGGCGAACCAATTGCAACAGGCACAGAGTTTCCAAGTAGTCCTGCAAACGGAGATTACTTTATACGTACAGACTTTAAACCTAATAGAATGTTTGTTCGCAGAGGAAACAAATGGCACAGAGTATACGATAACTTAACAGATCGTACTTGGACAGACATTACATATAACGCAAGTGATTATATCAACAATAACAACACAACTGTTGTTTCAGATCAAGAATTTAACGAAAGACAACCTATAAGCCAGGTAATTACACCTAAACCAGATAACGAAGTCGAATACGACCCAAGTTCTGCTTATGCAATTGCTGGTTATTATAGCGAAGGGTATGTCGAGGACAGCTAAAGATTAAAGGAAAAGAAAATGGCGATTGTTAAAAGATTAACTAAAGGTAGTGCACTAACACATGCAGAACTCGATGGTAACTTCACTGACCTGGACACCCGTGTTAGTACACTAGAAAATACAACAGACAGCGATAGTCAAACACTAACACTAGTCGGAACAGATTTAAGCATTAGTAGTGGCAACACTGTTGACCTAAGCGGTCTAGGCGGTGGTGCTGGTGGTATTGCACTTACAGATATCAGTGTTACAAGTCTTGCAGCCGCAGGCGGCGGAACACTTACATACGATAACACAACTGGTGTATTTGATTATACTCCACCTGATCTAACAGGATACTTAACAAGTTATACAGAAACTGATCCTGTAGTAGGTGCAGTTACAGGTATTGTAAAAGCAGATGGCGCAGGTAATATTAGTGCAGCCGTAGCAGGAACAGATTATAGTACATTCGACGGTGATTATAACAGTTTAACTAATAAACCAACTATACCAACAGCATATACTGATGCTGATATTGATACACACCTTAACACTAGTACTGCAACTGCTAATCAAATACTAAGTTGGGATGGAGCAGACTATGCCTGGGTTGCGGATCAAACAGGCGCAGGTGGAACATACGGCGATACTGATGTTGCAACATACTTAAACGGTAACTTAGACACAAGTATTATTCCAGATACAAATGCTTCATACGATTTAGGCAGTGCTGAATACAAAATCAGACATTTGTACCTAAGTGACAACAGTTTAAAATTTACAGACACAACAGATCCATTAAACATTGTAGAATATAGTGTAGGCAGAACTGGTACAGATATTACATTTAACGGTAGTGCACTAAAAAGTACAAGTTCAGAAGATGTAGTAGATGCAGGTACAATTGATATTACAAAAACAAATCACTTTGTAACAAATGGAACTACTGCAGTACTTCCAGATGGTACATACATGGGACAAAAATTAGAGTTTTGGAGAGTAGTAGGAACAGGATCTGTTGATATTAACGTAAACAGTGCAATTTATATGGACGGCGGAAATACTGCAACAGGTCCAGGACCTATTGTTTGGAGATTAGGCGATGCTAACCAAACACTTTACAGTTGTATATGGAACGGAGTTGCGTGGGTACTATCGCACGGCGGCCCAGGAGTATAAAGGATAAAATAAATGGCAATTAATTTTCCAAGTAACCCAAATGTTAATGATACACATGTAGTAGGTAGTACTATATGGACTTGGGACGGCAGTAGTTGGAATGGTGTATCACATGATCCAATTGAAATAGCAACACTAACATATCCGAGTGTTGATGGAACAGCTGGACAATTATTGATAACAGACGGCGCTGGAAATTTGTCATTCGGTAATCTTAGTTCTGCAACATTATCAACTGTAAGTATAGACGCTCTTAGTGATGTAGATATTACTAGTGTTGCACCAACAGACGGACAAGTTCTCGTTTGGGATAATGCAAGTAGTACGTTTATTCCAGGATCAAATGCAGGATACTCGGACAGTTCAGTTGATACACACTTAAACACAAGTGCTGCAACTAGTAATCAAGTACTAAGTTGGGATGGAGCAGACTATGCATGGGTTGCACAGTCAAGCGGTGGCGGCACACTTGGTGCTTCGATATCAGGTGTTGAAGAATCATTTAGTGTAATAGAAAATGCAACTGGCACAGTAACGCATGATTGTGATAATGGACATATTTTTTATCACAAAACTCCTAGTGCAGACTGGACTGTAAATTTAACAAACTTAGGTTTAACTAATCACTATGCAACTGCAGTAACTATAATTATTCAACAAGGTGCTACTGCATATATCCCAAGTGCTTTACAAATCGGCGGAACAAGTACAGGAATTAGATGGGCAAGTGATACTACACCAACTGGCAATGCTGATAGTACAGATCAAGTAACATTTAGTATAATGACAGATGGCACAACTACTTTTGCACTAGGACAACTTTCAACATATGGACAAGGAACTGGAACATTAAGTGCTCCTGTACCACAGGGAACTGCAATTGCATGGGGCGGCGATAGAATGATTGTTGCTGGTAGCGAACAAGGTACTACTCTTGCAATGGATTACATTGAAATTCCAACACCTAGTAATGCTAGCAATTTTGGTGACTTATCTCAAAATCAGGGTTCTATGGCAGGATTTAGTAACGAAACACGTGGTGTTTTTGCAGGCGGTAGAGACGGTGCTAGTTATAACTTAACTACTGTACAGTACGTTACACCTAGTACACTAGGAAATGCAACAGCAAGCGGTAGCATGGGTGGTGCTAAAAACTTAACAGGATGTAGTGATGGTACTACTGGACTAACTGCAGGAGGAATATCAGCGGCCGGCGGCCCAAGAACTTCGCAAATATCTTATATAACTATTAATACATTAGGAACAGCACAAACATTTGGACAATTATCCACTAGTAAATATAGTACTGCAGGGTTCGCAGATGCAACATACGGTGTATGGTCAGGTGGATATACAACTGCCAGTATCGGAGATATTGAATATGTAACTATTGCAACACCCAGTAATGCATCTGCATTTGGAACACTTACTAATACTACAGATTGGTTCGGAGCAACCGGTGTAAGTGATGCTACATACGGACTAACAGCAGGCGGATACGGCCACTTTAATTCAATTGAATACGTAACAATTGCTTCTCCTGCAAATTCGCAAGATTTTGGCGATTTATCTGCAAGATCTGCTACTTCTCCGTTTGGTAGTCACCATATGGCAGGCGGTATGAATGGCACATACGGTGTATTTTCAGGCGGTGGCACTGGTGGGACATCAACAAATATTATCGATTATGTAGTAATATCTACACCAGGAAACGCAACAGATTTTGGTGACAGACTTGCATCACAACAAATGATTGCAGGTGTGTCAGGATCACCATCATAAGGAAACAACATGCCATTTATTAGTGCATTTAACGGAAGTTTTTATATACGTTTGCTAGAAGCAGTTAATAGTGGTAGTGGTAGCAGCCAACCTATTACTGTAAACTATTCCGAATTTAATTCTATTATCCCAGGTCAACCGGGTGTAAGTAGTACATTTGCATCATCAAACCAATTACGAACAAACGGAACATATACTATCGTATCTGATCCAAATGTATCTCCTAACTCCAATGATCCTAGTACATCTCCTGGAGGTTCTGCTGTAAGACAAGCAGGATGGGCATGGATTGTTCGCAACAGTGACGGGGCTATAATGAAATCATGGAATAGTATACTTGACGGAGATGCACCCGACGATGCAAGCATAGTAACAGAAACAGATACAAGTACAGGTATTTCAAGTAAGTATATTTGTGCTATGTTTGGTTGGTCTTGTGCAATTAATGACAATTATGCATTTGTATCTGCAGTATACCGCCCTGTAGGAGGCACAGTTAGTAATAACAATTGGGTAGTTGGTCGAGGGTATGTGTTTGCAATTGACTTAACTACGTTTAATGTTGCGTTTGTATTTGAAGTATTAAACAGCGGGCTGCAAACAGTCACAAGCCCAGGGGGGTCATCTTCAGGAGGAACAGCATGGGCTGAAACAGAAATTACTGCAACAAATAGCTCATTATTTATTGGTGCGTCGAAGGCTTTAAAAACTGTTAATTCAATTGAATATGAAGCAGGTGCTGTCACATATTATGACATAAGTGATCCTAATCCGCTGAATTGGCCAAGTGCACCTTCTCAAACATTAATAAGTCCAGTAGATTTTGCAACTGAAGGTGGAGTTTGGGCTGCTCCAGATGGTGTCAACTATTCTAATTTAATGTTTGGGGCTAGCCTAAACGTGTCGGGAAATAAACTCTTTGTTACGCATACTCACTGGTCACATTATTATAATTATATAAATGGTAATTGGCAACTCAATCATTCTAAATCCCAAATTCAATATCCCGCAAATGGTAGTTATAATAGTAATGTAATTACCGATTTCGGATCTACTCTGGTACAAACGTCAATGTACAGTTCAACTTCTGGAAATTTCGGTCCCGGAAAACTTAATGCATTATCTACAGCAAGCGGTGCTTATAGTACACTTTGGCAAACTACGATTGCATCAACAAACGGATACCCTGGATATAATGTGCTTCAAATGGGAGAAAAATATCTGTTTGCAGGAGACGGATTTCATGATGGTACGATAACAGACGAAGGTATTATTTTTGCATATAATGTAAGTGACGGATCGGATTACTTTACTATAAATAATCCAGATCCTTCATCTATAAAAAAGTTTGGAACATGGTTTGATGTAAAAAATAACTCGCTAGTAACAAGTGTAACTGATGTTGCAACTAATCAACCCGGTATAATGTTTGTAGATTTATCGAACGACTTTACTTTACCGTCTGTGTCGGTAAGTTTAGTGAAAGAACACAGTACTGGTACAGATGGAACATTTCTCGAATCAGGTAGCCAACAGTTTCACATAGACACAAATATCACAACACTTAACCACGCTCGATTAACAGTCTTTAGAGACTATCATATAAGCCCAGACGGCGACTGGAGCGATATTACAAATACAAATCGAACAGATACTCCAACAGCAGTTGATGCATACGCTATGACATTTACAGACGATGGACTAACAGCATTTATCGGAACACAAGCCAGTCCATCAGGTTTCTGGGGTATAGACAAGTATACACTTACAACACCGTATAGAATGAATACATCTACCAAAGTACAAGGAATTCAGATTTCATCTCCTGGAAATATGTCGAGTATTAGTATAAGTTCAGACGGCACAAAAATAGTATTAGCACCCCAGTATTATGGTTCAACAGTACCATTTAGAGTTTATACATTATCTACTCCATTTGACTTAACTACTGCTACTTTACAAGATCAACATTTACCAGAAACAGGTACAGGACAAGCAAATGAAAACTGGGTAAGCAGCGGCTGTGTTTTTACACATGATGGGAAATATATGATCACAAGTAGAATAGATGGCTCACTTTCTTACTCCTATTTTAGAAAAATTGTACTGTCTGAATTAACTGTACCGTGGGATGTTAGTACAGAAGCTAATAGAACCGTTTTGTATGATTTTGATTCACATGGTAGTTCAAATAACATACATCTAAGCGATGATCAAACTAAACTATATCTTCATATCGATACTCGCATAATTGAGCTTGATGTTAAAGGTTTAGAAATACCAGTAGACCCAGTATACGAAGCAACTATGACCACAAGAGCGTATATTAATACAACAGATATTGGTGAAAATTATACGGGCTTCGGTGCTAATTATAGATTTGTTGATAATGGAAATAAAATATTATATGTCGGTGCTTATCAAGATGGAAGTAGTACTTGGCACCGAGGCGCACGTATAGCATCGTTGACTACTCCGTATGACATTTCAACTTCTACTACTGCTACATCAGAGTTTGATCCAGCTACGTTTGCAAATGAACCTTATATTCCAAGACAGTATGCACCAAATGATGCCTGGATAAGCGACGATGGTATGACATTTTATGTAATGTATGGTAATTGGGCAACTTCTCAAACATACTGGGCAAGAGAAGTTTATAAATTTACACTATCAAGTGCTTGGGATTTAAGTACTATTGCAGACTGGACACCTACGCAAACATTTTCTATTGCTAGTACTTCAGCCGGTGAACAAACTGCCGGCATGGGTGCGTCTGATCATATTCCTCAAAGTTTTTGGTTTAACAATGACGGAACAAAGATATTTTTCTGGACAGCAGACGGTAATGCAGTGTCCGAAGATCATTTATTAGAATATCCGTTAAGTACTGCATATGATTTAACATCTGGTGGAACACGTATATGGCATAAATTTATTGACGGATCAGATCCGCTTAACCAGCTACAAAGCGGAGATTCGTTTGTTCCTATTAGTATTGAATTCAATGATGATGGAACAAAATTATTTGGAACTGTTAGTCAATCTGGATACGTTAGAGGTATTACATCATGGACACTAGGAACAGCATGGGATATTAGTACACTATCTAAAGATTCTTGGGAACAAGATATCACTGATGCATATGTAGATGATAACGGCGATGGAGTTGGTACAGCAAGCAGAACTACATCACCAACTGCATTCGGAAATGGTAGTTTATACATCATGGATACATACTCACCCGATACGGGAAATCCAATTTATCAATGGGACTTATCAGATGTAGATTTTGCTACAGGTAATCGTGCATTTTATAGTTATTCAATTACAAACGATACACAATCTAATTCAATTGACGAAGGTGATACTGTTGTGTTTACAATTTCAGCACCCGACATCCCAGATGATTCGATAATATATTGGGAAGTTGACCCATATATAAGCACCGAAATAGACGATTTTGATCCAGCAACTCGTAGCGGAACAGCAACTTTTTCCAATGGAACGACAACTATCACCGTTAACATAGCAACAGATATACTCGACGAAACTAACCAAAATGAAAGTTTTAATCTCAGACTTGCTAAAAATGAAAGTCTTTACAGTGAATTTTCTGCACTTGTATCATCTAACATAATTTCTATAGGTGAAGTTCCTTGGATTAGTTTAGATCACACAATTCAAACACCTGGATTGGCTACAACCGACAGACTAGGAGGAAACAAAGCATCCAAAGGAATGAATAGCACATACACTGTTGTTGCTTCTTACAACAAAGATGATGGTGCAAACGCAAGCTCAGGCGAAGTCTACTTATATAATACTAGTACAGGTGCACTAGAAAGAACATTTACAAATCCAAATGCGTATAATACAACTACTAACGATTTCTTTGGTTATTCGGTTGGGTTGTCTGACAGTTATTTAATTGTAGGTGCTATATTTGAAGATTCTGCAGGTGGCAATAGTTCAGGTAAAGCATATGTATTTAATTTAAGCGATGGATCTCTTAAATATACACTAAACAATCCAAATACATACGGAACAGAAGAAAGCGACCATTTCGGAAATTCAGTTGCTATAACTGACAATTATGCAATAGTTGGTGCTTACTACGAAGATTCAGGCACATTTGGTCAAGAAACAGGTGCAGCATATATATTTGACATGAGTGATGGATCACTTGCATATACACTTACTAACCCAGATAGCGAGCCAGGCACACAAGATTGGTTTGGTTTTTCTGTTAGTATAAATCAACACTATGCTGCCGTTGGAGCACCATTAGAATCATATGATGCCAGTGCTGTAAATACCGGAGGTAAAGCGTATCTTTATAGACTAGATACAGGTGCATTATTATACACTATTGATAACCCCGGGTCAAATGCAACATATAATGCAAATGACCAGTTTGGTTGGGATATATCATTAACAAATAAACATTTGATTGTAGGTGCTAACCAAGCATCAACAGTCGACGACAGTGGAACAAATACAAATGCTGGTAAAGTTGATGTATTTAATCTCCGAGACGGTACACATCTTTATACTCTGGAAAATCGTCCATTTGGCGGCATAAATGATTATTTTGGCGATACTGTAGATGGATCAGACAACTTCTTAATTGCAGGTACAAGAGACTTAGATGGTACGAATAATGGTGGTGCATACATTTATAATATTAACAGTGGTAGTTATATGACAACGCTAACTAATCCAAATACATACAATGGCCCCGACGGTGATAGATTTGGATCTACAGTCGCTATTTTAGATGATGGAACTGCAGCAGTTGGCGCTTGGGGTGAAGATACTGCATCTACTACTGATAGCGGTGCACTCTACATTTATAGTTCAACTTATCCAGTGTCAACAGGAGCATACACATATAAAGCTATAGGTGATCGTGGACTTATTGCTGGCGCAATAAACGCTACATATGATTATAAAATACAATATTTTGATATAACAACATTGGGTAATGCTGCTGACTTTGGAACAAGATATCCAGGCTCAGGTTATTCAGCATCTTTATCTAATGCAATACGTGGCATGTGGGCAGGCGGGACCACAGCTACAGAAACCGGCGGTGGTTACAATGCTACATATTGGGTTACAATATCTAGTTTAGGTAATGCATACATGTGGACTACTTTACTAGAATCAACTGCATATAGTGCTGGAGTTTGCGACGGCGACAGAGGTGTAATTTTTGGAGGACCTGAGAATTTTGATGATTATAGTAATATTATGCAATATATTTCAATGTCTATTGCTTCATATCAGGGATACGATTTTGGAAATCTTACGTATGCTGTATCACAAACAGCAGGCGTAGGAGATAACACATATGGTATTAAGGCAGGCGGTTACTACACTACTTCATATACTCGTCGAATTGAAATGGAGAAATTCACTATTCAAACTACCGGTGGTGCTACATACTTAGGCGATTTAACAGAAGCTAGAAGAAAACTAACTGGGACAAGTAATGGAACACGAGGACTATTTGCAGGCGGTGAAAATTTCGGCTCAGTAAGCACTATAGATTATATAACTATTGCAACAGACACTAATGCAACCGACTTTGGTGATTTATCTTCTGCTTTACGAGGAGTATCTGCATGTTCAAATGAAACAAGAGCAGTATTTGGCGGCGGATATGATGGTAGTTCTGGTAGTACTGCTTTACAATATGTAAGTTACGACACGCCAGGAACTGCTACGAGTTTTGGTAGTTTAGTAGCAGGAACAAATAATCAAGGCGGGTCCGGGCTATCAGGCAATGCTGCATAAAAATAAATACAAGTAGATAGGATTATAGATGGCCACTGGTAACACTAAAATAACTGCAGTACCGTACTTTTACGATAGACAATTACGCAGATACATTCAGCAATTTATTAGAATCTTTGCTGGATTTCAAATTGCTATGAGTACAGATCAAAACGGTAATACCAAGTATCAAACTGTTCCAGTACGTTACGGTGATGTGAATCGTATGGCAGCACACATTGTAAAAGAAAACAGTGAAAATATGCTTAACAGTGTTCCGTTTATCAGTTGCTATGTTACTGGACTAGAACTTGCTCCGCAGAATAGAACATATCCACAGTTTGAAGAAAACGTACCTGTGTACGAAAAAAAGTATAACGAAGAAACAAGTAACTACGAAAATGAAATAGGTAATGTGTACACTATCAAAAGACACCAACCTGTTCCATACATACTTACAATGCAGTGCGATTTGTGGACAAGTAACACAGAACAAAAATTACAATTGTTAGAACAAATACTTGTATTGTTTAATCCAACACTTAACATTCACACAACAAACAACCCACTAGACTGGAGTAGTTTAAGTTATGTTGAACTGTTAAGTAGTACGTGGAGCATACGTAGTATTCCAGGTGGCGTAGATGATATCATTGATATTAGTAGTTTAACATTTGAAATGCCAGTACTAATTAACCCACCTGCAAAAGTTATGCGTAACACAGTTATTCATACTATTATTGATAACATAGATGAAGTTACAGATCAAGACTTAGATAGTTTACGTGCTGGCGGAAGTTACACTCCGATCTTTACAAGTTATGCAGTAGTTACACTTGAAAACTTTAAAATGAAATTCGAAGTAGATGACAGTGGAAATGCTACTGCTAGCCTTAGACATCGTAACACAAGCAACACAGACGACAACGGAGGTATATTAGACTGGCAACAAGAACTACTTCCATACGGCGAACTACGTGATGGTATTACACAAATTAGATTAAAACAAACTGCTGATCCAGGAGACACAAGTAAAGATATTATTGGCACTATTTACAAAACTACAGATCCAAATATACTTAAAGTTGTATTAGATACTGATACATTACCTGCAAACACAGAAGATGCAGTTGATGCAGTAATCGATCCTACATTCAATTATCCAGGAGACGGAACATTAACTGCCGCTGCTAACGGAGATAGATATTTACTACTAGCAGATATTCCAAGTGGAGTAGGAGCAACTGGATGGTCAAATAGTTCAGCAAAAGCAAACGATGTTATACAGTATGACAGTTCCACTGGACAGTGGAACATTACATTTGATAGCGATGTTATATCGTCTGAACAATTTACAACAAATATAACAACCCAGGACAAACTCAAGTGGACTGGCTCACAGTGGGTCAACGCATTTGAAGGAACATACAACCCAGGATACTGGCGAATTTACTTATGATAACAGCAAGCGGTTGCTGCTTTTTAGCACTTAATACAGGACGCATAATGCTACAACAACGTAGCAAGGAAGTTTCACATCCTCTTACTTGGAGTTTTTGGGGAGGAAAAAGTGAACACAATGAACGTCCAGTGGAAACACTGTTACGTGAATGTGAAGAAGAAATGGGTAAACTGCCTAGTTTAGAAAAAGTTTATCCTATACATACATTTTTAAGTGAAGATAAAAAGTTTACATATCATACATATGTTATTACAGTGTATGAAGAATTTATTCCTAAAACAAACGGAGAAAGTGCAGGATATGCATGGGTTGAACTAAATGGTTGGCCTAAACCTTTACACCGAGGTGCACGTGTTGTATTAGAAAAACCTGACATGATCGATAAAATTAAAACTATTTGGGATAATGCAAAGGATTCAGA